CGCTGCTTACGTAATGCCACAGTCAAGCACGGTTATCTTACAGTACTATCTACGCGATGATGGTTCAACCCAGCCACCCATCGCACTAAACAACCCATTCATCAACACGACCAAACACATGAGTGCCTGGCTTATCGAACCATTCCCCATAGATTTTGTCGATGCGTCTGGGCACATAGCCCAACACCAACCAACTAAGGTAATAACTTTCGAAACGACATTGCATGCCTATGCTGAACCCTGTTCGCAACCAACACAGGGCACGTTTCTCAGCCGAAGGCTGAACGTATGGATAACTCTCTCGGTAAAAATCGACCCAACTATTCTTCGTTCGAAACCACCAATCACGTTTTAAATGATCAACAGCACGTTGTAGCTGTCGGTGGCTAATCTGCGGCAAATATATTTGGATCAATACGCTAGCTAAAGTACCGATAAACGGTGTGTCGTTATCACTATGATAGTAGGATATCATCTTTGCAACCAGCAAAGACTTAGCATCCCCATCAGAGCAAATAGTATGTAACTTAGACAAACTACGTATAACGTCGCAAGTGGAAATCAACTTCCCACTGCATTCACCAAGGAAACGTCCACAAAATGATGTTTGACTGATGTCATTTAACACATCAATCTTCAGTTGGAAACCTAAACAAGGCATTAGGTGTAAGTTGTAGGAGACTTGATCACGATACTCCTGATATGTGCATATTAACCCATCATCACCTTCATGATAGGAACACCAAGATCCGATTGGCATATTTGACAAACACAACCAAGTGTTGAAATGATTAATTAACCCGTTTCCAATACTTGTATGAGCATCACCAGAACAACGCGTACCATTGACATGATAAACAAAACCAATGTCACTTATACCAATTGTCGTAATAGCCATGCTCATGGCTTGCAAATACAAACTATCACCGGCAAATGGGGTGCACAAGAACATCTTTTCAACAACAGCAATATAATGTTGTGATATGCTGAGGTCAAACCGGGTGTAATCGGTTTCAAAGTACAAATTATAGTCCAGTACATTTGATGTGGACTTTCCGGTTGCGTCAACGAATTTACCATTCATTTTTGCTAACCTATCGTCAAGATTTAATCCTTTTACTAAAGCAGGATGTTGATTCATACAATGCTCAAGAGCACTAATGTATGGACCAATAGTCGTCAAGAATTCATCAGAC